AGAAATCATTTATTGACTTTATTTCGCCACATTTAAAACATTTCTTTTCCATATATATTTATTTTTTACAAATATATAAATTAGAATGGTAACTAAAAAGGTAAACTTTCAAAATTATCATTCGAATTAACTTGCTTTGCATTGCCGATAGCCATTTCTTTAGGCGTAAATCCTTGAAACTCTGCCTTTGATTTTTCCCAAGTATCTACTTCCATGTAGAACTTACCTGATTTGGCTGCGTTGATATTTAAGTTAACCCAGCCAATCTTTGCGTTTGCTTGTAGAAATGTGATAGCATCTTCTACTTTAACGGATAGTTTCCCTACTACCCATTCTGGAGCGTTATCTGAACGCTTGAAAATAAAACCATCTGCGAATACTTTCTCTTGCTTTTCCATTACTTTGTTAATTGTAGTTTACGGTTAGTGAATAATTTAATATCTGAATCTGTTAAGCTTGCTTTATACTTTGCATAAAGAGAAGTTAATTCTTCTTCTGTATTGCAGTTAGCAATTAGCTTAGTATCGAATGACTCTTTGATTTGTACACCAGCTGCATCTATATCTTTATCTGTGATCAAGCCAAGCATAGAGCTTAGAGCATATCTGCGGAAGTAAGTAACTCCAGAACCATAGGCTTGGTAATCGTTCATGCTTCCAAGTTTTACCTTTGGGATTTGAGTGAAGCTTTCTAGTTGCTCTCCGCTTTCTACATGGAAAAGGATAGTCTTAATGCCATCGTTCTCAAGCAACTGAGTAAAACAAAGCTTATGCTTTTTAAGTAGTGGATTAATTACGCTGAAGATTTGAGGCAAGTCAGCGTATGTATAGTTATGGCCTTTGGTATCCTTGTGAATAATAGGGCAGTCGTTCTGAAAATCAGAAAGCGATTTAATTAGGTTTTTCATCTGTGATAAATTTTAAAAAGGTTGAGCGATTTTTCTTGCATTCGTTTTGAATGATATCCTTTACTTCCCAGAGTTCAGGATTGTAAGACCAGGTCATCGTATAGATTCCGCCTTGATCTTTGAACTGTGCTTTTACGACCTTCATACCTTTTCGCAAATTGTAATGATTGAAAGCGCTAAAGCTAAATAGGTTACCTGGATAATTAAGGGAACGATGTCCTCCTTAGTAAAATCTCCGATTAATAGTGTAATAATGTTTTTCATTTTGATAAGGTTTATTCGATTGCTTTGTTGCTTTCGATGTGTCAAAGGTAACACCTTATTTTAAATAAAAAAAACTTTTTTTAATATTTTTTACAATTATTTTTAGGGCAACAAAAAAGCCATCAGATAAAATCCAATGGCTTTCTAAGGAAACCTAAACCTATTTTACTATGAAAAAATTCTTACGCTACAAATGTATTAAAAAATATGAGATAGTCTAGCGACCTGCCCAAATTCTTTATGGTGGATAAATCCTTCTACTGCTTTTACTCCACCAACTCCATAACCGTTGCGATGATGCCAGCTATCAGTTCCACTTGGCGATCTAAGGGATTCAATTGTTAAACCGATTAAATCTTTCGAAGTCTTGTGATGTACATGATGCGTGTAGAAATATCTATGATTTGTATTTGCCCAATCTTTCTTAGCTTCACTAGCCATCAATAAACCTAAGTCTGATTGCTTCGCTGCATCGCCATGCGTTGTGCCTATTAGATTGCTTCCATAGACAAAGTACTTGCGATGCGCTATTGAACAATCGAAGGTAATGTTAGGCGAATTTCTAAACCAGCTCTGGATAACATCGGCTAGAAAGAATCCGTTTGTGTAATCGTGGTTCGAAGGATTGAAAACGAAGTGAACATCAGCAATCTGCATAAGCAATTCAATCACATCTACATACAACTGCTTAGCTATTAGAAAGCTTTCGTACCACATGCCATCGGTATCCTGCGGAGTTCCGCTAGTAGTCTGGCGCTTAGGCGTATCTATGTGAAGGATGTCGTTACCACCAATGAAAAGAACCTTATCGATATTAAAGCCAGAAGCTTTTTGAATTACACCTCTTACTCCTTCCAGTACTCGCTGAACTGCAATCTGCGAATTGTAATCTTCGCCAGTCTCAAACGAAGTAGCCAGCTTGCCTATGTGAATATCGGCAGGATCTACTACCAGCAAATGGCCATCTACAATATTACTACGGATAATCGTTTCGTACTTAGGAGAATGCTCGTTCATAGACTGGACTATCTCGTCCCTGATCTCCTCGTAGGTTTTAGCCTTATCGCCTTTAACATGAATTGAATACTGCTTGCCTTTAAACCAGTAGTTAGAAACGTTCTCAATCGGCAGACCTACCTGCTCGCATTCGGTAGCTAAAGCTGGATGAAAGTTATTTCGCTTATATCTTTGAATCCTACGAAGTAAAGCAATTCTAAGAAGCTCTTTGTTAATGTGTGGGTAAATGCCTAGCATATGCCGAACAATTTTCCCTTGAGTTTCAAACTGTCCAGACTTGTATAATTCAAACGCCTCTAGACTTACCTCTTGAGTACCCTTATTTTGTTCGTTCATATTCGGTCATTAATTGATCCACCAAAAACTCAATATTATTGGATAGCTTCATCTTCAAAACGAAAGTACCATCGTCCATCGTATTGATAGTTTCTAAAATGTCTAGCATTGTGCCAAGCATTTTAATAGTAGTCAGCTCGTTTTCTTCGTTTTTGCCCACTGGTTCGATCTCTATCTTATACATAAATAGCCTAAAAATATGGTTGACAAAATAAATATGTTTCTTTGCCAGCCGTTTCTCGCCTTTTTCTTTTGCAATATAAGGATAGTTTTTTCGTGTTCGTATATCTTTGACTGCCTATCGCCAGTATCGTCTCTTAGAATTGAGATATATGCCCTAGAAAGCGAATCTCTACGCAGTAATATCTTACGCTCTTGCAGGTCATGGATAATCGTATCCATTAAAGTTACTGGAATGCAGATTTGCTTACCTGAATTTTCGGTAATTTTGTAGGAAATTTGTCCTTTGACTATCTGTGTAAGTAAAAGGAATCCGATAAGTAACGGAATCGAGTTTAATAATTTCTGCTTTGATTTCATTGGTCTGAATTAATGTAGATTTTGGCTGAATATTCGTCCGCTTTTTTGTGCAATCCTTGTAAATAAAGGCCACAAAAAACAAAAGCAGTAACCAAGTTACCGCCTTTATTACATTAGTGTATTGATCAAGATTCATATAAGTTGGCTTCAGCTATTCTGCGATTAGTCAATCCCTTTAAAACCTTGCCTCCGCCTTTATTCCACTTTAAAAACTCTGCCCGTATTGTAGGATCGTTAGGATCTTTATTAACTTTCTTTATTAATGTGCTACCCTTTAGAGCATTGACACCCACATTATAAGCGAATGATACCAGTGCATCAAATTGGTTTTGGTTAATGTCATCACGACAAAACGAGTCCACCGATTTCTCATAAGTCTTTAGCATATTCATAAGCATCGTAGTGGCTTGCGCCTCTGTGATTGCTTTATCGTTCAATGTTACCTTTAATCCGCTAGGATAATAGGTAGCTCCGTAGCCAATTGTAGGAATACCTGCTGGACACTTGTAAGGTTTAGCTAAGAAACCCTCAAATTGTTTGATCAGGTTTATTCCCTTTTGTCCTGTTACGCTTATTTTCATTTGGTTTGCCTTCTAGTTTTTGACGAAGCTCTACGTTTTCTGAGCGAAGCGTGTGTACTTCAGTAGTTAATAGTTCTATCTTCTCTTTCAGTTCCGCTACTTCCGCTTTCATATCTGTTGCCATCTCTCGCCAAATTTTTATAGCCTCTTGCACGTTGGTAATTTCGCTACCTTGAATTTCTACCTTCTCTTTATTCTTACCAACTAGCCAGCCAAAGAATCCAGTAAAACCAGATATAATTGCAGGAAAAATTACGTTCTCAAAATCGAAGTTCATATCTTATAAATGGCCTACTTGTGCTTGTTCTTCTTCTGTAAGCTCTTGGATTCTTGGAGTAAGTCCCAAAGTATCTAGCGCCCAGTCTACAATAATTGAATCGTCTACGCCCCATTGAGAAACGATAGACTCAGGTATAATTAAATTACCTTGCTCAATCATTTTATTAAATTGGCTTTGCATACAGAAATAAAGAGTCTGCTGCGGAGAATTTAAAGCGTAGTTAATTACGTTTAATTCTACTCTGTCAGCTATCTCTCTAACGCCTTGAACTGGTTCGATGAATACGATCATATTAATCCTTTATAAATACCTCTAATAGTTGAGCCTTAGCCAATACGGTAAAGCTTTCAGAATCCTTAATAAATGTTTTTAAAGTTTCTTGGTCAGACTTATCTAGGTCTAGTACCTCGCCCTTAAATAACTTCTTTGCCCAATCCCAGAACTTTAAAGCATCGCCTTTGCTTGCTCCTGCTAAAGCTCCTGAGAGCATCTTACCTGCATTGCCACCTTCAAATGCTACCTCGTCTAGTCCTAAAAAGTCAAAGTTAAAATCTAATTTCATTCTGTTAGTTGTTTGGTTCTCTAATAAAT